TAAACTCATCAATCAACACTTGTGAGTTTTCTGTCAGTCGTATCTGCGTTTCGTCTATAAACGTAATGCCCATACGTCCATTAGCAGTTTCTACTTTGTCATAACTGAGTATGCCGAAGTCTAGTTCTGCACCATAGGGTTTGTCTCTAAGAACTTGTGCGTTGCCTCTTAGTTCAGATATAGAACCTATATCAACAGACGAATGAATTTCCTGAGTCTGACTGAGTAACACAAACTGTGCCATTAGAGCCAGAAGATGTAATCTTGAGCCAGTCATTATCTTGAGTTGATTCTTGGTCTATGTTGAAAGTTCTTGATCCACCTGTATGATCTAAGTAGAAATAACCACCAGCATATCCATCGCCATCATAGGTTACAGTATTATCATTACCATCAATATCCATGTAGTTAGTAGCACCATCTACATCTATGGCTGCTGTAATACTATTACCCCCACCTTGTACAATCCAATCTAAATCTAAGTTTGCTGCTAGTGCAGTCATAGCATGATTAAGTGTCATAGTATTTGTATTACCTGTAACCTGTACGTTTACATTAGAACCATCTGCACCTGTGGCATTAGTTTCATCAGTAGACATATTGAATGTATTACTATCACCTATAAATGAGAAGTAACCTGTATAAGTATCTGCCCATATATCACCAAGAAATTTATTTGATGCACCTTTCTGTAATATGTCTAGCGTCATAGTTGCACCATCTAAATCCAATGGAGTCATATTAGAAGCACCAGCTGTAGCATCTGATCCACCAATAATATTACCACCACCGCCAACTTGTTCTATATCTAAGTTAGATGTTGCACCTGACTGATCTATGTATACTTCATTGTCAGCTGTATATACGCTAAAAGATATTAGTAGAAACAATAAATTAAGTGTGGTCTTTTTGTTTCCAATAACCTTTTTCATAACCCTCCTCTATTGTTTGTAGAACTGCTAACTCAATAGCCATCTGCAAAGCAATATTTATAGACTCATTCTCTACTATACCACTTTCAATTTCAACTAATTCGGTATTATTTGTATAAAATCTGAACACATCTGAAGAGATAGATGCACTAAGAATTGACTTAGTTACTAATACTTCTAACAATATTTTACCTGTGCTTACTGAAACTGTACGTAAAGATATAGTAACTGAGTCCTGTCTATATTGTTTTGATGCACCTATACCTAAGTATCTTGCACCAGCACCGCCTGATTTAACATTGGTTTCATAACTTACAACACCACCTTCCATTAATAAACCAGCAAACAATAAAGGTTTTACTTTTTGTTTTTCATCAAATGAATCACGAGTTGTACGTATAATCTGTCGTTCTTTAGTAAGATTATCTAGTCCTGTACGCTCTACTACATCAAATACATTTGAGTGTTGTAATGCTCTAATAAGATATGCATCAGGTGCTTGTGTTACTGCTGTACTAAAACTAGCATATTGACTGTTACTTCTACGCTGTCCTGTATTATCTTTAAACGAGGAAGGATATATAGCTACTACAGGTTTGCGTTCAGGTTTAGATACTTCTGCTAGTTTAGTTAATAGAGAACCAACTTCTGCTGGCTCAATGTTCCTTATCGGGGGCAACCCATTATCTAATGGGGGTATGATTAATGAACAACTAGAAAGTAAAAGAACCAAGAGGTACAGTAATTTCTGTTGTATTGCCTTCTTCATCTGTAATTATAAGTGTTACTTTGTCATCCTCTACTTTGTATTCTATGGTGTTGCCTTCTAGTTCTAGGATACCAAACTCAGATGCAGTCTCTCCAAACAAACTATCTACTAACTGTCTGCTTAGTTGTGCGTATATTCTACTCTCTAGGTTACGTATAAATCTAGCTAACGTAGTGTTATCAGCTTCCCTTTCTAGTTCTTCTACATAAGCTTGTATCTCTTCACGTATAGCTTCTTTCCTAGAGAACTCTTGGTTTTCTATAGTTAAATAATGACTGGATGTACCAACACCTGAGAAGCTAGGATTTTTAAATTGATGCACCATTTCATCAGACTGTAACTGTTGTGCTACTACAACTAATAACACCAATGTTATACCTACAATCGCAAATATATTATCGTTGTTTTGCATCTTCCTTTTCTTTTTCTTTAAGTTCTAAGACTGTGTTTACCTTTTGTTGTAAACGAATCATATCTTGATCTAACAATCTAAGCTGGTCGGTTAGCCTAATGATTGTTGTTTTCATTTCAGCAACTGCTGGGTCTATCTTATTGGTTATAGTCTGCCATACAAAGTATACGAAATATCCTAAACCTACTACCATGACCACAGGAAAACCAAAGTCTTGTACTATCTTTGCTATATCCATCAGTCTCGCCTTGCATCTATACTGCCATCCTCTACAAAGTTCTCTGCTCTAGCTATACGTTCTAGGTCTGGCGATATGTTAAGTGCGCTAGATACACTGGTATCTATACGTATGATGTCGTTGTTCATTGTTGATGCTCTTGTTATAAGCATCTTAGATATACCCTCTATGGTTTTGATCTCATCTACTAGACCATCCATGAGTTGTTTCATAACTAAGAATATAAAGAAAGCCATTATCAATCCACTAGCTATAGGCAGTCCTAGCTTAGCTATCAGATCAAATGCTTCTGTCACGATGCCACTCTATCTCTCAACCTTTTGGCTCTGTTCCCTACCTGTGTCGCCCATTTACTATCCATCATTTCGACAGCTGCTGTTTGGAAATCTCCTTCCTCCATAGCCTTCAAAAATTTTTTGAATCCTCCCAATCTAGGTAGACCTAAATTAAAAGCCATGTTCGCCATAACCCTTTGTTTATCATCATCTAAGTCTCTCCACCATGACATGTTTCTATCTAACTCCATACACACTATGTCTATGTCAGCGTTTAAACACTCTAGTATTCTTTCTTCAGATACTGGTGTGCCTACATCCATGCCATATTCTTTATCTTTAGGAATAATTAAATGACCTACACCAAATGTTGGGTATCCTAAATGGTCTAAATATATTTCATATTCAAACCCTTCATCTTGTATTATTTCTTTTACTAATTTATCTCTATCCATCTTGGAATTTACTTTGCTTATCTAATATATATTTTGGTATTGCTGTATCAACTTGATACTGTTGCAATTCATTTATCTTACGCATTAAAAGTTCATAGTATCTTAAGTCAGCTGATTCTCTTTCTTCTGCTGTTAAAGATTCATTTGCCATTCTATATACATGTCTTTGTTTAATGTTTTGAATCTCTTGTTTCATTTGTTTTATATTTCTTCTTACAGTTTCTTCTGTATCAAGTCCATATACATTTACCCCTACAAATCTTAACAATGCTTGAGGTACAGTATCTGATGGACTGCCATTTGTTCTTGGTATATCTTGGAATGCATTTACTGTTTTGCTTATAGCACCATTAGGTGTAATCCATGATGGCATACCTAAACTCCATGTATAAGATAAAACATTCATCATTCTATCTTGTACTGGATCACGCTCATCCCATATAGTTCTTTGTGTAAAAGGGTCTTTGTTTGTTTTTAATGCTAAGAATATATCTGAAAAAGGTCCTGATAAAAATCCTGTTGTTCTTTGTGCTTCACTAAATTTACCATTAGATACATCTTTAATTAAATCTGTATACATAGTCCAAGGAAAGAAATAACCTATATCTATAAATTGATATCTTCCATCACTATCTTTATAAGGCAAAGGATATACACCAGTTCTATCACGTAAATAAGGTGCTAATCTTTTTACTAATTTTTCTTCTTCATCATCTTCAAATCCAAATGCATATGCAGTTAAAGCTGTAAGTCCAGCTGATAAAGCTATATATGGAGCAAATCTAAATGGATGATTAATTGCTGTTTCAACCAATGCAGGAAATGCTTTATAGTAAAACGTAAAGAAAGGCATACCTATAGGTGCTTTCCTAAATAATTTACCTGCCTTTGGTACATCTGAATAATCAAACAAAGCTTTTTGTGCTAACGAAAATGAATCAAATTCATTTAAATTTTGTCTTTCCATAGCATCAATAATTATTGCTGTTTTACCTACAGATTCTGTCCATTGATACACATCACCAGCTTTTTTAAATAATTTATTAGTTGCTATTCTAGGATCAAAGAAACGAGTTATGCTACCCATTGGGTGATTCTCTTGTAATAAATCAATGAAAGATTGTTCTACTTTATACATTTCAGCAGATGTAAAAGCAGTACCTTCTATTCCATATTTTTGTGCTATCTTCCAATGTTTACCATTGTTTCTTATTTCAGACATAGCTTGTACCATTCTAGGCATGACTTTATGTATAGGTATTCCACCTACTAAATTCATAAGTATCATGTTAGAACCTATATTACGCACTACAGTTGGTGGATTTAAAGGTACTTTTAATAACTTCCATATGCTAGTTCCTTTCTCCATAGTAGCTATAGCTTTACTGAAAGCATTGTCACCATCACCCAAATCATATGTGCCTATAATGTCATCATAAATTTCTTTTCTTACTGCTACACCACGCAAAGCACCATAGTGTTTGCTAGTTGGTATACGTACAAACAATTCATTTAATGGTTTTGCATTACCAAAATTTAAAGCTTCTGCTACTGGTCCAGCTACTTCTTCATAACCTTTAGCAATTTGATCCATTTGATCTGCTTGTGCTGGCTCACGTTCTCTAAAATAATTAGCTTGCTCTCTAAGTCTTGAAGCCTCTTCAAGCATCCATAAAGCACTTACTTTTTTCTTAACTCCACCTTGCTCTATATCTACAAGCATATCGCCATCACGTATTGCCCATTTTTTATTTTTAGAAACTTCATTAAAGAAATCTAAAATTTGCATATCTCTTAAAGGTCTTTCTATACCTTTTAATATTCTGTATTCAGGAGACAATTCTTGTATGTCACCTAATATCATACTGGCTTCATCTGATAAATCTTTTCTTGATCTTAAATAAGCTAGTCTTTCTCCACTTGGATTATTAAGAATATGTTTCATATACAATCTTGGTAAATAACTGCCACGATTTTCTTCAAATTTAGATTGAGGTAACAATCCATTGTTTACTAATAAAATACCAACTTTATCTATAGCTTTCTTACTATCTTCTGCTATTTTTCTTAACTTAGTATCAGCAATTAAATTTACATCTGCATTTTTACCACCTTCCATGTAAGCATTTAATTGTTCTTTGTTAGTTCTTATTTGTTGCTCTGTTAAATTAGATTCCACAGGACTTAAGTAAGGTTTTAAATCATCATAAAATTTAGTAGCAACTCTTTCTATTTCTCTTATCCTACCTCCAGTAATATATCTAAGTTTCATATACTCTTTCATTTCAGGCAAACCACCTAAACCACTAAAGTATTTTGTGCTACCTAAGTTGCCCAAGAAATCTGTTGCTCTTTTCCAAATGTTTGCTCTTTGTGCATCTGCTGGTGTACTAGAATATTTATAGACTTGTTTAGCCACCATTTTTTCTGTGCCATCATATGTAAATACAGGTACTTTAAATCTTGACTGATGTTTTTTAGTAGGCGCACCTTTATTTAATAATCTAGCACCTTGTTTAAACGCACTTCTAGTAAGTAAATTTGTACCTCTACGATTATTAATTTCTATTCTTGTTCTCTCAATAACTTCATCTACAGTAAATCTTTCGTTATCTAATAACTCTGCGTAGTTTTCTCCATATAATCTTTGTGCATGAAAATCTTGATTCAAAACATTTTTAACATTTACTTTTGCATTCATGTAAGGATTAGTAGATTCTTGTGTAGCTTGCCCACCAAATATTTCTTCTATAGCTTCTTGCACAGAAGAGCCTTGTTGTTGTACCTCAACATCATACACATCCCTATATGCTTTTTTCAAAGCATTAACATAGTCTCTATCGTATATTTCCCACCCATCTTTAGCAAAAAATTGACGCATTTCATTTGGATTAAATGCAGCAAAGTTAATGTAACCAGCACCTATTGGTTGTCTATCAACATTACGTTGTATTCTTTGTGTATCTACTAATGGTGAAGATGATTCCTGATCTGTTTGTTGTGATTGAATATATTCATTAGCAGCGATAAGATTTACATCTGCTCTTTGTTTGTCTGACCTTATGCCTTTTAATATTTGTCCTGATATTATTTCATATATATTTTTTGGCAAAATATCTTGTATGCTTCCTTTTTTATAATTATCTTGTGGTGTTTGATTTAGATAATTAGTTTCTGGTAGTTCTAATTCATAAACAGTATTTGATTTTTCTAAAGGTAAAGTTATATCTTGATTAACCAAACCACTTGTCATTCCTACTAATCTTGCATGATCTACATATTGTTTAAACTCATAAGAATTAGTGTCTTTAGAAAATGTATCTGCAAAATATTGTGCTGCTGCTAAAATCCTAGCTGATCCTATAGATACATTTCTTTGTTCTATAGGAGTAAAATAATTTTCATTAATTAAAACTTCTTCTTTAATTTTTTGATTACTAGGTGTATGTATTATTTCTATACCACCATCTTCTGTATTGTTTACTTCTATATTTTTTGGATTTACTGATGGATAAAAACTTATAAAATTAAATTGATCTTGTAAACTTGTTGAATTTCTTTCAGCCTGTATAGCAGTTGTAGACATAGCTATACCATCGTATCCTTCATTAACTTGTAACTGAACTAATTGTTTCATTACAAAATCTACCCACTTATTCATATTAGGTTTTGGAAAACCGATAAGAGGAACAGCTGTCATATTACTTGTTAAATCAAAACGCATTAAAGCGTCAAGTACATCATCTTCTGTTAGATTATTTATATTATTTTTTCTTGGATCACCATCATTTAATTCTTCTTGAAAGTATTTAATTGCTTTCATAACATCTGTATACATATCAGATTGTATTTCTTCTATATATAATAATTTTTGTACGTTGCCATTATCATCAAGTGACTGCACATCTGAAATTCTTGCAGAGGCAAATAAATTTTTGACTGGTGCATCTTGATAATGAGGTGCAGTGTAGTATTTTTTTGTAGGTGTAGTAGGATTCCAAGAAAATAAAAGTTCTCTATGATTTGAAGCTTGCACCACTTGATCTTGTGGATTATCTAAAGCTTCATCGGCTACATTAAGATTAAAAGTTCCTTTTGCTTGAAAGTCTATTAATTCTCGTGCGCTTGGTACTGCTTTAGTTAAAGGTATACCTGTTGATTCTGCTATTTTTATTTCTTGAGCAGTTTTATTTACATTACCATCTCTTATTGCTTTTGCTCTTAGTTGTTGTAAAGCATTAAACTTAGCATTAGTTGTATCTATATTAAAACGAGGGTAGTCTTGATACTGTGTTGTATTAGTAGCTAATGTTGTAGGGTTATAATCTAAGTTGTCTCCATATAACATGCTATCGTAATAATCATATCTTGCTCTTGCTTCTGTTCTTCGTATTACTAACCTCTTTAAAGTTAGTACATCTGAATAAAATTTACTGTCAGGCTCTACGCTAAGAAATTCATCAAAGTCTTGATTAACAGCTTGCTCAATATTGATATCATAACTTTTACCATTTTCATTATACAATTCTTCTAAAGCAGATATTAAAGGATCACTAGCTATTTGTTGATTGTATAATGCAACTAAAAATTTTTCTAAATGTTGTTCAGGGTCTGCCTTAGTTAATGCATCTATATCTTCTAATATCCTGCCATTTAATGTCAGTTCTCTTATTGCTTGATTTGTTTTTTCAGAATTGTTTGGAGAAAAATCTATATCTGGCGATTTAGTAGTTACATTTAATTGTTGTCTTATTAAATCAAAATTATTTTCAATAACAGATTTAGAGTTATTAATATTTAATTTTTTGTATGCATTTTCTATATAATCAATGTTTGTTATTAAGTTATGAAATGCACCTGAAGCTTGATCCTCAATAGGTATTGCATACATATATGTAAATTCATCATGTAATTTTTCTTTATTTACAAGATGTGATTGTATTTCTTTTGTTATTTCATCAATATCTTTATTGGCTTGATCTATTTCTCTTTCAAAATAATTTACAATTTCTTTCTCTGATGTAAGACTTGGAGTTAAAATATTTGTTTGATTCTTACCTAATATAGTAACAGCAACAATACCTTGGTTTGTTTTTAAATAATCTTTTATATTACTAATAGGAACATCTATAGGATTTTGTTCAAATTCTTTATCAATTCTATCAAGATAATCTTTTAATCCTGTATCAAGTAAATCATCTTTACTAAATTCTATATTAGAACCTGCTAATTTAAATCTACCCGGTTTCTTTTTTAATGGTTGTAACCAATCTTTAGCTTTAGCAGATTTAGTTTTAGTATCTTTAACCGCTTCATTAAGTCTACTATCAACCAATCCAATTTGACTTACTTTAATATCATTAACACCATAAGGTCTTGCAGGTGTTTTACTGTACAAAGGTTGCATACGTCTTTCTGCGTTGTATTCTAAGTTCATACCTGAACTTAAATCACCACCTTTGTATGGTCCAACTGCCTGATTAGGATTACGTGCAAACATTTCTAATGTAAACTTTTGTTGTGGTGGACTTAGAATCTTAGGATTATCTACAGCATCTTGATATAGATCACCTGTTCTTACAGCATCAAATACATCCTCTAACTTTCTATATTTTTTGCCAGTAAAATATTTAGCTACTTGATTAAAGTATTTGAATATAGGTTCAAAAAATCTTCTTATACCCGGTGTAAATTCAAAGGGTGTCCTTCCTTGTAATTTAGTTTCGTTATAATAAGCAGATGCTATAGCTACTGCTTCTTCAAAGGTTACATCGCTTGGTAAATTTTCTTGTTGTAATTTTACTCTAGCTATACTCATTATTTTATCTGTGTTCTGATTCAAAACTTGTATAGCTTCAGGACTAAAATAATTATTATTAATAAAGTAATGTACTGCTTCGTGATATATAGTATCTGTTGGTGATGCAAATCTAGGTCTACCTGTTTCAGGATTTGTTTCTAAATTAATTGCTATCATGTCACCTAAAGTTACACCAGCTATAGCTTCACCTTCTTCATTAAATAAATTATCAACTGCAACTATATCTGCATCAGGAAAACTACGTTTAGCAATACGTTTTAGATTCATAACAGTATCACTAGAATTTATATTATCTTTGAATTTATATAAGTTACCTTGATAGTTAATACCTTTCATATTAGGTACTTCTAATAAAGGTGCATCCTCTTTTAATATTTGTACTTGTTCTGTTTGTGCTGCTGGTGTTCTACTTTGTTTTACTTGTGGTCCAGCAACACGTAATAATTCTGCCAATGGATCACCAGATTTATATAAAGAAGAAGTTAATGCTTGTATAAAATCTTGATTTGATGCATCAGGTGCTACATTTTTTGTTTTATTTTCTTCTATAAGTAATTCTAATCTTTCGCTAAATGTTTGTTGAGCAGCAAGTTCTTTTGCTTCTGCGGTTTCTACATTTGCAGGAACTAAAGTTTTAATTCTTTTGCCATCAGGATATAAAACACTATATTGTTGTAAGCCTTTATTCTTTTGAACAGCTGGTGTTTTAACTTTATTGACTAAAACATTTGGTATTTGCCTACTCGCAGTTTGTTCATAATTTTCTTCAGCTGAAATTTGATTGTTAATTTCTTGTCTAGCAATACCCTGTGCTATTCTTTCTTTACTTGCTGCACCCACCCTATCTTGTATAAATGATTCACTTACACCTGCGGATATAGCCATCTGTCTTAATTCACTAGATTTATATCTATTAACTAATTCTTTTTGCCTATCTTTAATAGCCTGTGCTTTAGTAAAAGCTTCTGTGTTATCTCTACTTTTTATAAAAGCTTCATCAATACTTGTACTTGGTTTATCTTGTTTAGGTAATCCTTGTATCTGTTTAAACACTCTCTTTCTTTCTAAACCAGTTAAATCTTTTAGGTTTGTTTTATTTGTTTCTAAATAAATAAAGTTTTTAAATGTATTATCATTAGCATTTATATTTCTAAAATTTAACTGACTTAAAATATCTTCTGCTTGAACACTTCCTTGTTCTTGAGCAACAAAGTCTTTGAAACTATTTAACTTAATTTCATTTGTATCATTGTTATAAGTTTTAGAAATTTCTTCTGTAACATATGCATCATAAAGTTGTTTAAACTGTCCATAAGCAGGAGTTGTTATGTCTAATTTATTCTTAGTTCTACGTGCATTCTTGCCTAAATAAGTGTTTGTACTTTCAATGTCTGGAAATCTAGCTATTAAAGTTTCACCATCAGGTTTATTAAAAGTTTGTGTTAAAGCACTTCTTTTAATAGGTACTTTATCTTTTTTAATTAGATCATTTTGTTTTGTTCTTAAATCTATGAGTTGTTGTTTTACAGTATCAGCATCATCTAATTTATCTGCATCCTCTAACTCTTGTATTTGTCTTTCTAATTCTAATTCTTGATTTAGATTATCTTGTAACTCTGGACTTATAGGTTGTTGTAATTGTCTTACTGCCTCTTGTTTTATTTGTTGCTCTACTTCAGGTATATTAGGTGTTTGATCTTTTAATGCTTCTGCTTTTGCTTCTACTTCTTCAACAGGACTTTGCGCAGTTGATGTTAATACATCTTCATTTAAAGGTGCTGGTTCTACTTCTGTTGGTGTAACTAACTCACTATTTAATACTATCTCATCACTACCAGTAAATTGTTCTATAGGACTTTGACCTCCTACTGGAGTTGATTCTATTTCTACTTCTGCTGCTTCTTCTCCACTTAAACCTGCATCTTCTTCTACAGGTTCATCAGGTCCACGTTGTCTTGTTCTGCCTTTAGTTAATAAGTTAACACCTAAATCAAATATAGCACCAGCACCACCACCATATCCAAAGTCTGATGCTATAGATTCACCTATAGCTTGTGATTCGTTATAGACTCCTTTTGCAATAGCATCTTGACCAATACTAGCTAGTGCTTCTTGTGTACCTTCTGCCGTACCAGTTATAACCGCTGACCTTGCCAAATCCATATAACCATCTATAGTTTCTTTAGGCAATCCTCGTCTAGTTATTTTTGAAAATAATATGGATAAAGGTCTAACTATAGGTAAAATTTCTGTTGTGCCTAAAGGTATGCCTAATGAATATGCTAAATTTCTATCAGCAATAGATAAATCTTCTCCTGACTCTTTTTCAAATTCACGCATTCTACCGCTGGCTTCGGAAACACCAACAGCAGCACCGGGTGCAGCCAACTGTGTTGCTGCTCCTAAACTTTTAATTGCTGTTCCAGCAGTTAACTCTCCAGCTTTTAATGCGTTATAACCAGCACCTAACCTACCAGCTGCACCTGCACCACCTGTGCCTATAGTTGTTCCTACAAAACCTAATACACTACCTAATGCTTGCCCTGTCTTACCTGCTACGCTATCTTCATAACCAATAGCCTCGCGTAATTCATCCATTCTTTTTATGAATTCGCTCTCTTTAGGATTTAACCAATCTTCTTTTCCACTAAGGTTGGTTGCTAAATCTAACAATCCCCATACACCTTCTCCCAATAAAGGTATAGTTTGTGCAATACCACGTGCGCCACCTCTAGCAAAATCCAATGGAGCATCTATAAGAGCATCTATCCAATCATTTTCTTCTTTTGTAAATTGTTCTTTCTCCATCCCAAACATAGGATAGTTATAGAAATTTTCATCTACAGTAGGTTTTTGTGGTGTTGTAACTTGTCTTGCGTCTGTATTAAAAACATCAAATGGATCAGGTGCTTGTGTAGAAAGAGGACTATATCCTCCAAATATATCAAATGGATCAATAGGTTTATCAGGGGGTTGTGCCATTTACATATATTTCCTATATTGCTGCTAGTAAATCCACCAACCAGTCATTGACTCCGGGTGTAAGTCTATCCAATCTGTTTTCGTAAATTACTCTGTAATGAGGAGTTGTACTTAAAAATTCATCAAACTCTGCTAACGCAGTAGATGAATCCTCACCATGTAATTCTTTTAATCTTCTTTGTTCATCAAGTATTTTTTTAGCTTCTCTTGCCATAAACTGTCTTGAAGATTGATCGCCCATATCAGCATATCTTAAAGCTACTTCTGTTCTTATATCTTCTTCTGTCAATCTATTACCACCAGCTATATCTGCATTTTTTAAATCTTTATAAGCTTGTAAAGCTTTAGCAGCTACATCTAATTGGAATGTTCTATCTTCTCTTTGTTGATCGTACTGACCTTTTAAACTATCCAATCTTAATTTTTCTTTAGCAGTAAATAATGCAAATAATTCTTGTGCTTGTTTTTGTTCCTCTTGATTCAAAGCTACTAATTCTTCTGTAACACCAGCACCTAAATCTGCAAGACCACCTAACAAAGTTGGAGAACCTTTTTGTGCTGCGTTAAAAGCACCAGCTGCAATACGTAACCATTTGTTTTGCATCCTGCCTTTTTCATCTGTCATTCTTTCTAATGACTGATTTATTAAATTTTGATAATCAGCTGATGCTCCAATTACCATATCTTTTGTAACTGAACTACTAACGCCAGTAGTAGGTAAAGTGTTTACACCATCTACTCCATCATCAACACCTTTACCACCACTTTTATCTACACCATCTTTTATCTGACCAGCATTAGGTGTTTTAGCTATACCAGAATTTTCTATTTCTTCTAATTTTTTTTCATCAGGAGTAATTGTATCTCTAAGCATAGGTGGAAAATAAGGATTATTAACAACAGCTTTACCTACATCTAATATAGCTTGTCCTGCTCCCATGTAAGGATTTGGTTTAGGTGTCTTATCTCCAAATAATTGTTCTTGTTGTTTAATATTCCTTTCAAATGTTGAATCTGTCACAGGTGTAGGTGTTGGCGTAGGTGTTGGTGTAGGTGTTGATGTAGATGTATTAATTTTATTTACTAAATCATCTACTGTATTTGACTGCACTGGTGACATTGAGTCTTGTACCACCCTACCAGTTCCATCAAAACTAAATGGATAATTACCCATAACATCTGTTGTTTGTCCTGCAATAAGATTGTTATAGGGGTTTCCTAAAACCATACCACCTACTTGAAATCTTTGCATAGGTTGTTGAGGCATTGGCATAGGCTGTTGCATTGGTTGTTGCATTGGTTGTTGCATAGGCATAGGTGCAGTTGGCATCGGCTGCACGGGTGACATGGTAGCTTGTTGTGCCAACTGCTGAACTATAGGAGGACTTTGCGTAGGTTGTGCTTGTGCCTCGTCTCTAATTTTTTGCCTATAAGCTAACTCGGATGCAGATATAAATGCAGGTCCAAGTAATCCTGTTTCTGTTTGCGGATTTAATTCTTGCGCAAGACGCTGATCTGACTGACGTTCAGCCATAGATATTAATTTATTAATATTGCTATCAATCATTAACCGCCTCCGCCTAGTCCTCTAAACGCACCATATGCACCTAAACCTGTGTTTAACAACTGTGCCGTAGGATTAGCTGCTGGTGAAAATCTTCTTTCTGAAAAACTTGGTTGTGCTGGCATACCTTGTAGTATGGCACTGTATCTTTCTAGCTGTTGATATGGGAACTCTCTTTGTGCCAAGAAGTCTTCATATTGTTGATCGTATGCTCTTTGCATAAGTGCTTGTCTTTGTGATCCTACATCAGATAGTGCTTTTAATCTTGATAAGTCTAATGCTTGTTCTTGTTTATCAAGACCTGCTAATAATTTTGATCCTTGTAAACTTCTAGCAAGAGCAGCTTCTTGTGCTTTTTGATTGGCTAGTTGTGCATCTAATCCCATACGTCCAGCTGCTTGTGAGAATCTACCTGTTGCTATCTGTGCTTCTAAACTTCTTTTATCTGCATCTGATAGTCCTTGCATCTGTGCTATTTGCGCTCTTAAGTTTTGATCTGCTGCTTGTTGTTTTGCTCGTTCTGTTGCTATTTGTTCTTGTGATCTTTGTTGTGCTAATGCTATTTGTTGTGCATCTGATGATGTTAATCCTTTAAATCTAGCTGTTCTATCTCTTTCAAATTGTTGTTGAGCCTGTGTAAACGCATCAGATAATCCTTTAGCTTCTATGTCACGTAAAGATTCATTTAGTTCTCTTTGTGCTATTGCATCTTGTACACCCTGTCTACTACCTCCAAATGCACCAGCTTGTATAGCACGTTGATTTCTTGTGGCTTGTTGCTCTGCAAACCTATCTGTTGCTCTACGTTGTTGCCGATCAAGAACATTACTTAAAAATGGATTCATATATCTTTGTGCTGCTCTATCATCAAAACCTCTAGCTGCTCTCATATATGATTCAGGTCCAAAACCAGTAACTCCTGTTCTTATAGGTGCTGCACTATATGTACTTCTTATTGGAGAGCCACCAAATCTACTTTGAACATTAGTGCCACCATATTGTGAACCTACCATCATAGGTCCAGTAGTTGATGCTATCCCAGCTATGTTTCTAGCTTGCGCTATTCCGGGTAAGTCTCTAGTTGCTAAAGCTTGTATACCTTGTTGCGCACCAATAGTTTCAGGAGAAAATCCAGCTACACGTGGTGCTTCATAAGGAATATAATCCTCATAAGATAATGCTTGCGCTCTACCTACAAGATTCTTGTAGAAAGGTGCAGCGTATTCAGGCAGTCGACTCTGATATGTCCTTGACTCTACCTGTTGAGGTTGACTGCTTCCTCCGCTTTTCTTTCCCATCTTCTTTCTCCGTGTCTACTATTTTTAAAGTATTCTTTTTTAAATTATCTTTTTTTACAATTACAAATTCTTCTTGCCAGTTATATGATTTTAGTTTTTTAACCCATCCTCTGCGTCCTGTTATTTCCATAGCTACACATTCATTATCAACTGCCCAATTTTCTAATACCTCTAAAGATTCATCTATCCAACTTTCTAAATTATCTCCTGATGCAAATGATATAGTTAACATTTTTTTTCTAGGATAAGTTGTTACTTCTGTAAATATAATTCCATGTATTTTATTATTATCTTCTTCATCTATTACAGTCCAAAGAGTTGCTTTACCTGTAAGAATATCATTAACTAAATCTATTTTTTCAAACCTACCATGTGCTGTGGGTACTAACTTATCTATATATTTGTCTATATCTGGATAAATTTTAGCAATATATTCTTGTGGTACTAAATAAACTTTCATTATGTTATTTGATTTATCTCTTCTTCAAACTCTATTTGTTCAGGTTGTGTTGTGTTACCTGTCTTTGCTTTTCTAACTCTTGATACTAACTTGTCAAACTCTTTACCACCAGCTTCACTTGAACCATCACCTGCATGTGCAACAACATCTGCTGGTATTACATATTCATCTTTAGATAAAGCTGCTGGTTGCATATTATCTATAATGGCTGGTACAAAATCATCAACACCACCACCCGGTCCATCTATCATACGTCCATCTGTACGCATCATTTCTTCTACTTCTGTAGCCAACTGCATTAAACCATTCTCACCATAAACTTCCATATATTTAATAAATACTTCTTTTGGATTAGGATGTTTACCCATCAAAGCCATTATAGTTTCTTCTTCTAATCTATCTGATGTTTGATTTTCTTCAGGCATACCACCTTCGGCAAAACCTAAAACTCTACCACCGCTTGCTTTACCTATTGCAAGATTAGTAGGTCCTATTGGTTGTATTGGTTGATTAGTTATAAAAGGAGCAGTCTGTGCTATAGGCATCTGTGGTGACGTGTATTGACTTGCTGTAGTAGGCACTGATGGAATTGCAGGTTCTATTGGTGTTGGCTGTTCTACAATAGGAGGATCAATCCTATTTATTATATCTCTACCACCTTGTACTACTTGTGTTTGATAAACTGGTTCTTGCCTTTGTACTGGTTCTAAATCCATTTGTGGTTCAAACCCATCAATAATAGCTTGTATGTCATCAGGTATAACATAATCAGGACTTCCCGGTTGTGGAGTCTGAACAGGAGGAGTAAAAGGAATTTCTGGTAATTGTGGTGTACGTAAAAAAGGATTGCCTCCTAAAGAACCATAACCAAATGGGTTAAATTGTGTTTCATATCCAAATACTGGACCACCATAAATTGGTTGCGGTTGAAACATAGGCGGTGGCGTATACCCTCTAATGCCTAAAGGTTGAAATCCTTGCACTCCTTGATTTAATCCTGCATATTGTTGTTGCAAAGAAGGTCTAGGTGGCATTCTTCTCATATCTTTAAATCCACCAAAAGGTTGTTTAATTTTACCTCCTCCTGTTCTACCACCTATAGGTGCAATAGGAGGTGCAAATGGATCAAAGCCACCATATTGACCGGTATCAAAACCTCCACCTTTACCTGCTCGTTTAATGTTTCCCATTAATTATCTCTTTTTCTATATTCGTCTATAGCTTCATACAGTTCTAAAGCACCTTTAGTAAGGACAGGTGATACTGCCTCTATTCCCCTAACAACAGGATTGTATTGTCTATTAAATGTTGCCATGCCTCTGTCTATTGAATTATCTGGGTCTGTTGGTACAAACATTCTATCTAATGATGCACTTTGCATATTTCTTATTTCTGCTAATGATGGTGCTTGAAAAGGCTGTGGTGTCATTACATCGTTTAAACTTCTCTGTACAGGTGTACTAATTGGATCAGCCATTCTACCTAGTCTTGGATCAATCATAGGTGCTGACATAGTTTCTTCTACTTGTTTTCTTATAGCGTCATCTATTCTTCTACGCTCTAAAGTTTCTGCACTTTCTTCTATCTCTGCTTGTGCAGGTGTACGACCATTAGCCATCTTTATAAGACCACCCATGTTTTTCATGTTTGCTTCGATAGCTTTACCTCTTGTTCTTTCATATGAAGATAACTCTCCATCATTATCAAGGTCAGCTTTACTAGGATTTTGCAAAGGCATACCGCCTTTATTCAACATATCTGTAGGTACTTGCATAGCATCCATACCTGCAACCATATCTACTGGAACAGTGCCTATCATTTGGCGTTTATTTTCCATTTCAGTTTTTGTTTCTTTATTATCAGAACCTCTGAATTGATCTATTGCCATAGGTAAAAGTCCAAAATTACCTCCTTGCATCATATTGCCAGCTAATGCTAAACCTGACATTGCAGGTAAAGAATCAAAAGGATTACTTACTTTACCACCTTCATCAAATTCAGGTCCTGATGGAAAAGGATTACCGCCTATAAGCATTTGTTCACCGCCAAAAGCTGAACCTAGTGGATCACCCCCACTTCCCGAAATCATAGTCCTTTGTTCTGTAGGCATGTAAGGACCTTCATATTCTCCAAATGGATCAGGTTCTTCTGCTGGTCCACCCATATCCATTGGTACATACATTTCACCTACTAATCCTGATGCTGCTGCTGGTAGAAACTGTGATTGAAAAGCTTGTCCTTGCGTCATTAAAGTAGGATCAGCTGCTAATTGTTCAGGTGTTGCTCCACCAGAAAATCCTAAATTTTGTCCTAATCTACTAAAGAAACCTTCTGTTCCTGCTCTAGCAGCTGGTAAATCAGCTAATGTATTTACTGGTTGAAAAGGCACAGAAGTTGTACCGGGTTGTAAAATATTCAAAGCATCTTGTCCAGCTGGATTTAAAGTAGCACCGGGTAATGAACCCGTACCTGAAGTAGCTTCTACAAAATTAGGATTCTGTAATAATTTATCTGTAGTAGCTGCTGTATCACCCACAGCAGGTATATCAGTTGCTGTTCCGGGCATAAATCCTTTTAATAAACCACCTGTTATTGCGCCTGTTAGTCCAGCTGTTATACCTTCTTTTAGACTACCACCCTCGGCAATAGTGCCTAGTCCTGTGCCTAATGCAGATGCTCCTACTGTTCCAAGCGTTGCACCCAATGCTGTACCACCTAATAGTGTTGGTGCAATCAATGACCCTATGAGTGGCAAAAACGCCTCTGGTTGCCCTGTTTGTGGGTTAATGGTCAACTGACCTGTTGGTGATAGTTTTGCTAAAGCATCTACTTCTATAGGGTTCATGTGTACCATCATGGTATCGCCATATCTCCCCTGTTTAGCTAGTTGCTTTGCTGCATTTTGTAATGGAAAATTACTCATAGTGGTCTCCTAATCTATTTCCAACACACCTATTACGATGTGAAATTTATCCGCTGAACTTGCAGTCAGCTTTATTATATCTAATTCATCTAAAACTAACACCTCTCCGTTAGTTAAAAATCCTTTACGTGTATTAGTTGCTATTGACTCTACATCCCAAGTAACTGTTGTACTTTCGCTAGTGTCTGTCAACTGTACTGTTAAACTATATGCACTACTACCATCAGAGTTATAAGCACTTAATGTCTTAACTATGGCACTTTTATTATCTGGTACTGTGTAAACACTTGTTGCATTCGTTGATGCTAATGTTGTTAATACTTCTGTATATCTATTTGCCATTATGAAATATACCAATCAAATGCTTGTGATACCTCTCTTATAGTATCAGGTGAATCTAATTGTACAAAGTTTAAACGCAGTTGATTTATCAGTCTGCGCATATAATCTGCACTATATTCTTCAGGTGGTATTTCTAATGGAGTGTTTACATTAAATACTTCACTCATCGTCTACCATCCGCTTTAATATCAAACCTTGTATCGCCTAGTCTCCAACTATTATCCGCATCTGTACTTTCTATTCTTACACGCATTTGTCTGGCTCTTGCTCTAATATAAGCTACGCCCGTAGTATTGGTTACTGTTGCAGTTGTTGCAGTGTTTAAACTTCCTAAAGGAAAGTCTCTAGTCTTAATAGAATATGTTAGTTCAGGTGCTGTATCTGTCCCTACAAAGGCTACATCAGGTATTAATCTTTTTATAAACATAAATTGATCTCCATCACCTGCATCAAAATCTGCGCTTTCTACATATGCAGTCATTGCAGAACCATCATCATTAGAACCTACTTCATGTTCATATAAATAATTTGATGTAGTTCCATTTGAACCTGCTGCTAATGGATTTGTGGTAGCACCCCCAGCATCAATCCAAGATGTTCTAGGTAATGTTCCTATAGTCCATGTTTGCTCAAGATAGTTATAAGTAACATATCTATCTATTTCATCTGAACTGCTTGAGCAATAAAACCAAGATACCTCATTGTATTGTGCATTTCTTGTAGCAAATACTTTAAATGTTTGTGAGTAATTAAAATCATCAAAGACATATGCTCTTACTGTACAAGGCAAAGATTGTACTGTACCAGAGTACATATAAAAATTATCTTGATCCATAAAGTACACAACATTATTTGCATTAACACATGCCTGTGGTGACACCATGCTTATACCTTCAGTAATTAAATTAACACCAAAAATAAAAGGTGGACCTATAAACTGCATTGAATATAAAGCTGTATCAGTAAATATAGCTATCTCTTGTCTTGTTCTTATCGCTCCTATTATTTCTGAACCAGAAGATAATCTTAATCCACCAGCAGTATTATTTGTCTTAGGAGTCCACATTGCTGCATTTTCTTGATCTGACCATCTTATTTGCATAGGGTCTTGTGTTGCACTACCTATTGGATTTGCACCCATACATATAACGTGCCTATCTATTTCAGATACTAATATTTGATTTGCAATAGTTGGTGTATCTGATGCACCTGATAAAGTTGAAAAATCTACTGCTCTTGTAGTTTCTCCATTTGTTTTATCCCAATAATAAATACTACCGCCTCTCGGATTAGCAACTAAATCTTCTCCAAAATTATCTAATGTCCACAACCTAAGTTGCGTAGCAAAACTATTAATACCACCACCCCATGTACTTTCACCCCATGTACCTGAACCAAATCCAAATCCGCTAGTATAAAAATCAGAGCCTATATTTATTTGATATGACCCATCAACACCTGAACCACCATTACCTGAGTCACTTGCATTAGCAGTTACTGTATTACCTGATGTATCTTTTGCTGTAAAAGTAAATGTATTTACATCTGTAACACTAGCTATTTCATACTCTTGATTTAATACATCAGCAGTAATATTGCCACCTAATGAAACCGCCTGTGCAAATGTAACAAAATCACCCTTATTTGCGCCATGATTAGAATCAGTTGCAGTTATAGTAGAACTACCATTAGTAGCTGCAAAAGTTACACCATTTGTAGTTGTTGCTCTTATAGGAGTTATATCGCTAAAAGTATTACCTTTTAACAAATATAATTTAAGATGTGTTCCAAGTGCAATAAATTTATCTGTATCTAATCCCACCCATTGATGTAATTTTCTTGCTGAGCCTAAAAAAGTATTAACACTTTTCTTTACCCAACCACCAATTTTTTCTGGACGACCTGCACGAAACCTTATCTTATCAGCATCAAACCAATTACCTTCATTACTATATGAAGTACCCTCTTTATTTATACCGGGTTTAAATGTATATCTAGTTAGTGGCATCTTCTGTTGGTTGCACATCCCAACAGTTAAGGTTAGATGCTACTGTTCTTCTTTCACCTTCACCCTTAAAAGGATATACCATGTGTTGTAACCAAGAAGGAAATACTAATAGTTTTCCTACTTCTGGCTTCATCATAAAAGACTGTGGTGGTCTTAGTCTTTCTGTATTC